AAGAAAAAGAGCGGGACGGAGTTCTCTACGGAGTTATATTAGTAAATAAACAAACTTTTGAAAGAGAATGTATTAAAGTAGGAATCGCTAGTGGTAAAGACTGGCGTCATGTAATCAAACGAAGTGGAGGATTCCGAGGATATGAACTCAGAATACAAAGAACTTATCATGACACAATCTATAACTGTTGGAAATATGAGCAACAGTTACATAAGAAATATGCACATGATAGTTACACTCCAAAACAGAAGTTCGGAGGTTATACCGAATGTTTCAAAATTTCGTCAAAAATTTTGCGGGAGTTCCCAAAAAATAGTTCTTGACAAATGGTAAATCGTTTGATATAATATACATATAAAATTAAAAGAGAGAAGAAATTTGACAACAATACAAATACCAACCAACTGCCCAGCATGTAATTCATTACTGGAAACAGTTAAGGACATATTGTATTGTCGCAATGAGTCATGTAGTGCTAAATCTTCCAAAAAGATTGAACACTTTGCCAAAGCATTGAAAATCAAAGGCTTGGGCAAAGCAACAATTGAAAAGTTAGATTTACAAGACTTTCATGATATATACTCGCTTTCGCAAGAGGAGATAGTAGAAATACTAGGTTCGGAAAAGCTCGGAGAGAAGTTATTTGTCGAGATAGAAAATTCTAAATCGGCAAACCTAACAACTCTCCTTCCAGCTTTCTCGATACCGCTGATAGGTCGAAGCGCTTCCCAAAAGTTAACGAGACGAATCTCGACTATATTCGAGATAACCTACCAAAAGTGTGTGGATAGTGGTCTTGGTCCTAAAGCGGCGTCGAACTTACTAAACTGGTTGGACAATGTATTCTATGCGAACGAGTATGAACAACTCCCTTTTAGTTTTGATTGTGAGATTACCCCAGTAGTCGACGATGTACCTTCAAAAGGTGTCGTTTGTATAACAGGTAAACTTAAGAGCTATAAGACAAAAAGTATGGCACAAGAAGTTTTACAAAACTATGGATATGAGACAAAGGACAATCTTACAAAAGCAGTCACTATACTATTGAATGAAAGTGGTATAGAGAGTGCAAAAACTAAGAAGGCTCAGGAAATGGGCATAACAATTTATAACAACATTAAACAAATTTTAAAAGAGGAAAAATAAAAATGGCATTACCAAAATGGACAGATGAAAGAACTCAAAGTCTAGTAGACTTTGTAGGTGATGGCCCTGTTTCTCAAGCACAAGTAGCTGAAGCTGCTGATATGTTAGAAACTTCAACAAGAAGTGTTTCTAGCAAATTGAGAAAAATGGGTTATGATGTTGAATTAGCTTCAGCATCAGCTTCTAAATCATTCTCAGATGAACAAGAAGCAACTCTTAGCAACTTTGTACAAGACAACTCAGGTGTCTACACATATGCAGAAATTGCTGAGAACTTTGAAGGTGGAGCATTTAGTGCGAAATCAATTCAAGGAAAAATCCTCTCTATGGAGTTAACATCTCATGTTAAACCAGCTCCTAAAGTAGAGAGTGTTAGAACTTATACTCCTGAAGAAGAAGAACAGTTTATATCAATGGTTAACGATGGCGCTTTTGTAGAAGCTATTGCTGACGCACTTGGTAAATCTGTAAACTCAATCAGAGGTAAAGCTCTATCCTTACTTAGAAGTGGCGATATCAATGCTATACCTAAGCAAGAACATACAAAAGGTTCAAGCAAGGCTGACGTCTTAGCTGACCTTGACATTTCTGGAATGACTGTACAAGAAATTGC